TAGATCCTCTGCTGTTAATGTACCTAAAATTTGATTCTGAGGTAGCAATCCTGCATTGGCTAAGGCTCTCTCTACAATTAGGGCTGCTGCAGTCTTATAACCCACTTTAAAGGCTGCTGTGCCAGGAAATGGCGGGGCTACGATGACCGTTGGAGCCTTGACGCTAGGCGTAGATGAGTTGAGATTATTGTTCAAAGCCATTCCACCACCACCAAGGGCAGTTGCGCCTGCAACTCCCGTTGCTAGCATCTTGTTTTTGGTAGGCACAGAAGGCTTGACAGGTGTTGGGTAATTAGGTCTAGCAATGGCAATGACGTTTAGCCAAGGGCGATGACGGCGAAAGACGCCTATGCCGTTTGCTTGTGAGCCAGTGGCATGGTCAGGGCTGGTGTTAGCCTCAATGACTGTTAGTCCTGCCGTTGAGCAGTTCTCAAGGATACCGACATGCTCAGGAATGCCTTTGCCAGAAAAATCATAGAAGACAATGTCGCCAGGACGGCCCGTTCCTTTAGGAACTATCTGTCCATGCTTCTGAAACCAACTCAAACCTACTGGGCAGTAACTAAATCCTTTGGATGTTTCAGCGGCAACTAACGCAGATAACTTTGCTTGATCAAATACCCAACTAACAAACATGGCGCAGTAACTTTGATTAGGCATCCCATACCAAGTGCCATATGGATTTTCGTTATTAGGTCCTTCAATAAAGCCGATCTGTTTCTGAGCAATGTTGACTATATCCAAGCCACTGCTCATTGCCAGATCAACCTCTCAGCCAAATCTCCTGGGGTACATAAATAATCTTTTTCAGCAATGACTAGCCCACCTTTGCGGTAGCACTCGGCTACCAATTCAGAGCAGATGTAACCATCGCTTTGAGCAAGACGACTAATAATTCCTTTGGTCAATACTTTAAGCCCAAGGCTTCGCAAGGCTATATCAATGATAGTAAAAAAATCATATGGCTTGCCAACAGTCTCAAGGGCAGCATTAACAATCTGCATCCGTTGGTTGTCATCTAGTTCTTCATGCTGGTTCCAAGCAATACTCGGATACTCAGCGGCTTTCTTTTTCTTTATCCCACGCGGATCAACAGAGATAATGTCTCCGTTGCCGACATAGACAACAACATGGTTCCAACGAGAAAAAGTACCAAGACGAATAAGCCAACCAAAGAAACCATTGGTTTTAACCACTCCGTAATCACCAAATCTAGGTTCATATGTTGTCATTCATATCCTCAATAATTTCTTTCAAATGATCTAATTCTTGCTTCTCAAGTTTGAGAATGTGGCGTATGATGAGAGCATCTCGCTTAGTCTGCCCAATCATGGCAATACCAATGATAAGTTCTACGGTTACTGCTAGCCATGAGGCTAGATTCATCCATTTAATATATGCGTGTGTGTCTGTAAACCATGTAGGTTGAAACCACCAAACAAAAGTAACGCCAGACCATAAAACTACAAAGAACCAATTGCGAATAATGCCTTGGATCTTCCATGATACTTGCTCACTAAAGGTCAGTACATCACCAGTTGTTTCGTGGATATATTTTTGCTTTAATGAGTTAATCATTATGCTCCCTGACGTGCTGTTCAAACCTGCCATTAAGGATTGCTACATCAACTGCTATGTTTTGTTGACGCTCAACTAAAGTCTCAACCATTGGAATGACTTGCTTGCGGATAGCATCATTAAGGGAGCCGCCTGAATTAGGTGTTACCTCATGCTTAATTGTCTGAAGGTCTTCAAATTCTTGCTTCATAACATTTTTAACACCATGCTTAAAAACGTACCATACGCCTGTAGCAGTTGCTCCAACAGTAAATACACTGTTGTAAAGGATGGTGGTTATATCCGTGCTGGTCATTTGCAGTATGCCCTATCTGTTATACGACGGTTCGGAATTGAACGGTAATGATGCCACCAAAACCAGTAAATCTACGCTCAGGTGGTGTTTCTCTACTGAAAGAAAGACTTTCAATAACTCCTCTAATGCTTTCGTTATTAGTAAAATCTTGCAAAATAATAACGTCGCCATTAGATTCAACTGTTTCTAAGGCAGTTAAACGATCCATTGCACGACCTTCATAACCAGTAGTCATGTTGTACTTATCGCCTTCAAAATCAAAGTTAAGAAGCGGTAAAGTGTAAATACGTTCACGATGAACGGCTGGTAGGGCTTTAAGTTGATAACCGTTAAATGAATCTTCTTGACCTACCTGCTGACCAGATGCTGAATACAAAGTAAATTTAAGGGCAATTGATTCTTGTGGTGCAAGGTCTGCTGTTTGATCTAACCCTGATACATCTTGAGTAAAATCAAATGTATTATCTACGGTAATAATATCCGTAACTGAACCAGTGGAAAGTACGCTGCTAAGTTTTAACTTGCCTTTTAATGGCAAAGTTTCACGTAATTTAACCAATTCAAAGTGCTTATCTTCAAGAGTAAAGTAACGAATTTGACCTGTTTGAAGGTAGCCATTGTTAACCAATGTAGTTGTTTGTTGGTATACGCCAGTACCTTTAACGCCAATAACAAGTTGATTTGTTTGTCCCATAACGCATACGGCTACAGCCTCTGCTATAGATGGCACACGAAGATGTGTTGCCCATCCCATTTGAAGCGTACCAAAGTCACGGCTAAGGTCAATCTTAATTAAACCAGATGAATATGTGCTATCGCCATTGTCAATATAGTCAGAGATGGTTACATAGGCATAACGATCATTAAAGGTAAGACTGCGGCAAGCGTAGCCAGACAGTATTGTTCCGCTGGCTGGGTCATAGCCATTAGTAATAACGATCAATGGACCATAAGTAATATAACCGTTAGATACAAAACCCGATGTATCAATGGTACCAATGCGAATACCTTTGTTTGTGCCAAGCACAATAAATTTACCAAGGTATGCACCCATGCAGTAAATCTGTTCACCTGTAGGCATAATGGCTGCCTCAAGGCTACGGGTAAGTAGTGGAATATTTCCTGTTGTTGTATCTAATGCTAAACGAAAAATAGATGAATAAGATCCAGCGTAACCTGATACATAAATGTTGTTTGGACCTTCGCAAACTGCTGACCATTTCCATGATGGATTTGGATGTACATAGATAGGAAGATTGTTATTGCTTGCCAATTGCACAGTACCTGTGGCAGAAGCATTGGTAGATACTGCAGCATTGTTAACAAAAAAAGTAAATTTTGTTTGGCTTGGTACGCTAGTAACGGTAAAGGTACCGTTGTATGGTGAACCTACGCCAGAAAGCGTAACCTCTGAACCAACAACAAAGTTGTGATTACTTGCAGTAGTAATGTTGGCATTAAAAGCACCATCTACATATGTGGTTGCCACGTTAACTGAAACAATACTATTTATTTCAAACAAACCGTTTTGAATACCAGCAATAAGACGCTGTTTAACCCAGCCAAGTACGCCTGTGGTTACAGTGCCGAGGAATGATGGATTGGTAAAAATCAATGTGCCGCTAGTAGCACCAGTTAAAGGTCCTTTGTATACACCAGCCGCTGCAAGAACATAGTAATTGGCACCGTCTTGAGCAAGAGCCAAGATTGAAGTTGAGCCGCCCCATGTAAGAGTTGATGTGCCGCTGGTTGTTGTCAACTGTAAAGTTGAGCCAGTTGCTGTCAAGTATAGATCTACGCCATTGGCATCTGTGCCACCAACCATAATTGGTGTAACACCAGAAGATACTGTAATGCTTGTATTCTTTGCCACATCTGGGAGTAGTGTTACTCGACCAATGTTAAATACATCTACACCAGCAGACTTGTTAAAACGATAACCAACAGTCTCACCTTCAACTGGTTCTTCGTAACGAATACCAGCGCCGTAATGAAATGAGGATTGGCTACGAAGCCACCAACCTGTGAGCGTCTGCTCACCTGGTTCCTTCTGTTGGTCAATCTGTTGCTTGCGATACTGCGCAGTCTCACGCTTGTATGGATGTTCTTTGCTAATACCAAGGAAGAACGGCAGACCTGCAATAGCGCAGTCGTAATTATTAGCCGTGTTGTAGTAGGTATTTCCAGAGTTAGCAGGTAAGCCAACTGGATCAACGGGACGTTCCGCAATGTGCTTATAGCCGCCTATAGCCACCTATACTCCTTAGTTTAAGTCCAATAAAAAAGCCCCCTTGCGGGGGCTGGGTAATGCTGGGTGTTACTTAGATAGAGCCGCAATCTCATCGGCTGTTAGGCCAAGAGCCGCTAGTTTAGCCTGAGCCGCAGCCTTGTCTGCTGCAACCTTTGCTGCTTCTGCTTCTGCCGCAGCCTGTTGGTCTGCTGCTGCTTGAGCGGCAACAGCCTGTGCTGCAATTTCGTCTGGGGTTAAATCACGAGTGGTGACAACACCTGTCTCACAATTTACTTCAACTGCCTGTGGGTTATCTGCCATTTGTTTCTCCTTAGTTATGAGTTTTTAATACCGTAAAGGTAAAAGGTTGAGTATTGAACAAAGTTATAACCGCTACCAGGAAAAATTGTTATTGAATTTATTGCGGCTGTTGAAGACCATAAATCTGCAATCATAGATAAATCTGAATCAGTTGTGTTATTTTCAGAAACACCATCTTGTGAAAAAGATTTGTTATTAGAACTAGCATAATTTGGAATATAAAGTTCAGAATTTCCAAATGTATTTGCTGTTGCATTTGCTCCTGGTGAAGTTATGGCAAAAGCAAAATTATTGGCACTATCCGTAGATGAAAAAGTTAACATAGGGCTACCATTTGCAAAAAGCAATCTGTCTGAATAAATACTGCTTGCATCACTATTAAAACGAACCGCACCAATAAGGTAATTTACGGCACCAGAAGCGCGAGTTGATGCAACCAACTTCAAATCCGTATAAGTTGCAGGGATAGATGAGAAGGTAATGCTAGATACACCGCCTGCACCTACAAGATTAGAAGCAATAAGAGTCATTGTTGGATTAGCCATTAGTTATATCTCCTATGCCGCGGCAATGCCGTAGAGGGTGAAAGTGCTACCAGCAGTAAACGTTCCAGTTGAAGTAAGAGTTAAAGATGTAATAGCAGCAGTGCTGCGCCACAAACCAACAATAAGGTCTACTCCATATCCAGCATTGTTTGCTCTTGAAATTGCATTTTTGTAAGTTGTTGTGTTTGTATAATTCATAATGTTAATTACATATGTGGCAGCATTTGCCGTTGTTGAAGTTCCAGAATATGTATCTAAACCAATAAATGCGCTAGTTGTATCACGAGTAGAAAATGCGCTAGTGCCGTTTCCGCTTAAACCAGTTTTGCTATAATTGGTTGCACTATCTCCATTAAAAGTTAATCTAACGGCTTGGTTACCGCTGGTATTAGCAGCGTTTAAAATCAAAACCAAATCAGTATACGTAGATGGAATACTTGAAAAAGTATATGAAGCAGCGGCACTACCTAAAGTAGTAGTAGCAATAGGTACGTATGTTTGACCAGCGGCCATATTATTTCACCCCATAAAGTGCAAAGGAAGAGTATTGAACAAAACTTGGAGAACCAGAAGATAATGTTATTGATGTTACTGCTCCAGTATTTCGCCACAAGCCTGAAGTTAATTCTATAATTGCTTGACCTGAACCATTTGAATCTGTACCTGTCAAAGTTCTAACAGTTTTGTATTTGTTGGTATTTGCGTAATCTAAAATATCTGTTACACCAACGCCAAAACCATAAGATGAGTTAGGTAATCCTGAACTTCCTATACTTTCAGCAGTAAACATAGAAGAAGAAGAAGAACCTGCGTATCCTATAGCACTTGTTCCATTTCCTCTTAAACCGTGATAAGAATAATTTGTTGCACTATCTCCGTTAAATTGAAGAGCAGCAGTCCAGTTACTTCCAGTTGTATCATTTGTTTTTTGTAATATTCTAATCTGTAAATGTGTATAAGTGCTAGGAATAGAACTGAATGTAATACTGCTTGCCCCACCTGAGCCGACTGTTACGGTTTGAATAGATGAATAAGCAAATTTACTTGCTGTTTGTGCTGAAGCATAAATACCAAGTATCGGTGACATTAGACAATATCTCCTATCACAAGCCAAGCGTTAGCGGCAGTCTGAATTGCGCTAGCACCTGAGTATTGTACGCGTAGTTTAGGCGCAGCCGCAGTACCGCCATTGGATGTAATTGTTACACCAGAACCAGCGGCAAATGTAACCGCACCAGCACCAGTCTGTGCCACGTTCAACACAGTACCTACTGGAAAAGCAACCGATGAGTTAGGTGGAATAGTCAGCGTAATTGCTGAAGCGTTAGCAAGGGTAACAAGTACGTTGTTTTGGTCGGCAGCAGCAAAGGTATATGTGGTACCTGTCTGTGCGTTTATACCAACAGTATTTGTTGTACCCGTATTGAGCATAAAGGAAACGGCCATTAAAGCGTCACTCCTGTCGCAATAAAATCGGTGCTACCAACGGTAGAGTATACAGAGATTATATCACCTGTTGCCAATGTCCACCCAGGTGTTTCACTGATGTTGGAATAGGCTGGCAAAGTAAGGTTGTAGTAAACAAAGTATGCAGAACCACCTGACTTGGTGATGCTGACACGGATTGTGTCGCTTGATGCGCTGCGGTTGCAGGCGCTGAAAGAGCCTACGATAGAGCCGTTAGTTGACCCTGTAACGAGGGTAGAAGTACCCGCTGCTGAAGGCGTTACGTTTCCTAATACGACATATGCTGTAGCCATTACGCAATATCTCCAATCAATGTAAAGGTATTGGTTCCTGTGCAAACAATGGTGGCTGCACTGTACTGTGTGCGTAACTTAGTTCCAGTCCCTGTAAAGGTAGACGTTCCATCTCCCTGTACGGTTACCTGTCCTGCGCCGATTTGCTGGATGTTGATCTGTTGACCAGTGGTAAATGTAGCCGATGGGATGGTCAAGGTTATTGCAGATGAGTTACTTAAGGTAACCAGTTTGTTTAAGTCGCTAGATACGAGGGTGTAGGTTGTACCAGTCTGAGGATTGAGAACAAGGTTAGTTGTTGCTGGTGTTACCCAAGCAATACCAGTTGCTGTTGATGAAAGATATTGACCTGAAGAACCAGTAGAACCACTGGCAGCGATAGTTCCTGTAATAACTGGACTGTTAATTGTTGGACCAGTTGCAAAAACAAGTGAACCTGAACCAGTCTCATCGGTAACTACTGCGGCTAGGTTAGCCGATGTTGGCGCACCAAGGAATGTGGCTAGTGAGCCAGTTACTCCATGCGCACCATCAGTTAATGCAGTATTGTAATGCGTTTGAGTATCTGTTAAATCTTGGGCTGTAATAACGTGACGTATTACTGCACCCACTGCGTGAGATTGTGGCGTTGATCCGTTAAAACCACGAGTAATGCTAATAGTTGTACCAGATACTGCCGTTACCAATACAAGTTCTTCTGTTGCTGCGTTGTAGTCAATCGCCAACACAAATGGAAAACTGCTTGGATAACCAATCGGGGATGTATTGAGTGTTGCTGTTGTAGAACCGCTGGTTATTGCTGAACCAAGGGTATTGTCTACAGCAACTGCTGAGTAGTATCTTGTCACTGATTATCCTAACTTGTGTAGTGCGTGCGGGGTGGGAACTGGGCTTCAAGACGACGAATCTCAATTTGTAAACGCGCTTGATAAAGATTTTGAATTGCACGGCCAATGTTGACTGCTGAACCAATTGGGTTAGATTGACTCATTGCATCTGCTTCTGCGGTTAGTGCTGGTACACGACCAAAATCAAGATACATGGCAGTACGATATGCGGCTCCAAGGACAATGACTTCACGTGCTGAATCTGATAAACCAGTCATAGAAAAATCATCGTTATCATATTGAATAACAGTTGGCTTTTTTGTATAAGTTACCATGACGGGACGACCAGGAATAATACCCTCACGGATAGAAATAGTCTTACCACTGTTCCATACCAATGGGTTAGCAGTACGATCTACACGATAATGGCGAATAGGCAACCATTCTTTAGAAGGTCCAATGGTGCGCCATGAGGCAGCCAATACATCTATACATTCATCTGGCAGAACATAAGTTGTTACTGCTGCTTGAAAGTTAAAAATTGTGTAATAGGTACCAAACAAATCTGGATATACAGCATCAATTGCTTGTTGCAAATTGCGACGAATTACTGAGCGTGGGAACGACGGAGTAATTGTGACTCGTGTACCAGCCGTATGAACTGCAGCGGTTGTATCACGAAAGCCACGACCATATGCTGGAATAGTGGCTGTGTTAGTTGTACGGTCAAATGAGTCAACCCAAATCAATTCATCATCAATTTCAACCAAACCACGAGTTAGTACTGTTCCATCGGCAACTGTAAAGGTTAGGTCGGTTGCTGTCATTGGAGCGGTTAGGTAGGTTGCTTGATCCTGGCGATTGGTATAACCAGTAAGTGATAAAGCAGTTTCGTCAATAAGGTCTACAAATAAAGTCATGATGCTATCAACGATGCTGCTAGATTTTCGCCAAGACCATATGTGCCAGCCAATGAATTTAAAATTCCTGGCAAATCAATATTGTAGTTTGACTTAGTAAAACGTTTTCCGTAAAGGTAGTTAAGCGCACCCTCAGTATCTAAAGGGGTTGTGGTACCAGCCCAAACATTTGCAGCACCTTGTGTATCAAGGGTTGGTACGCCATTAACTAATGTACCTGCCAAACGATTCATACTGTACTGCAGACTTGGGGGCGTCGTCATTTACTTACCTTTCGTTGGATGTGTCTTGTGCCATTTCTTAACAGCGGCTACGCCGCCAGCAATGGTTTTAACATCTGCCTTCTTAGTTAAATCAATTTTCTTAAATGTTGTTTTCTTTGAGTTAGGATGGTTGACAACAATGTCACCATTGCTGGCTTTGGTAATTACATGCTTTTGATTGCCAATTGTAATTGTGTCAGTAACCGCTTGCTTTGCAGCACCGCGTGTTTTGACTACTTTGTTGGCCATGTAATTGTGCCGCCGACGCCTTCATACTCACCATAAGGTGTTTCAGTTGGCTTGCCGTCTAGTTTGCCAGTTGCCTTAACTGCATTGTTATTGCATCCACATGAAGCGCACATATTATTTACCACCTTTTTTCTGAGGCATTGCTACCTTCTTTAGATTTGGATTTGCTTTCTTTGCTGCTGGTGAAGCCTTACGAGTTGAAGATGCAAGGATTGCTCCTGCTGACTTCATTGATACGCCAGACTTTTTAGCGATTGACTTTTGAGCGGCTGCGAAGCCCATACCCTTTTTTGCTGCTGCCATTTACTTGCCTTTCTTGATCTTGGCTACAAGTGCTTTATCCATTTTCATATCAGCCTTAGCAGATGGCTTCTTCTTATCCATCGCAGCATCGGCTTTTTTAAAGGCTGCCTTTTGTGCTGGCTTTAATCCTTTAGTAACTTTTGCGTCTTGCTTTTTATCATTCATAGCCATTAGATAACTCCAGTTTCTTTCATTACAGAAGCGGTTTGCTTAGTAATCTTTTGTGCCGCAGGCATAACTCCAGCATCAAATGCTGCGCCTAGTTTGTCGCTTGCTTCCTTGGCTTCAGCAACTGCTTTCATTGTTGTACCAGCGGGTTGTATGCCCTGTGAGCGAGCATCTGCATAAGCGTTTAGTTCAGCATCCCACTTCTTTTGAGACATAGAATCAGAACGTCCAGCGTCACCAGTGTTAAGTTCTAATGTCCTAATCTTGCAAGCAAAACACCCGTCAATATAATCATTATGCTGACTATGATCCGATGGTGTTTCTGGATAAACTGGTAATTCGGTATACGTTTCATGACATTCGGCACAGCCGTATTTAGAAGGAATGCTATTGTATTTTTCATCAAAGCCCCATTCAAGAACTTTGCTTGTGTGTTGATGATTCATTCTTCACCTGTCTAAAAAAATCTAAGTTGCGTTGAATACGATCTGTTTCTGGACCGTTGCCTATTACCGCTTGTGTAGCGAAGGCTATTGCTTCATCAATATGCTTGAGGTTGTAAGCAGCGATTGATGCAAGGTCATAGGCTTTCCAGTCCCAGATTGCTGATTCGTAGCAATAGTGGGTTGAACGAGTACGTTCCATAACGTTAATAGAAGCATCTAAACATCTGCTCCAATTTTGATTACGGTAAGCATGAATTGCTACTCCATACCATGGTTCGCCTTGTGTGGGAAGAATTTGTACACCTTTGTCATACCAATCTCTGGCATCATCTTCTTTGCCAAGTTGGTGACTAGCCTCACCTGCCCATCGGCAGACAGCGGCTTGTTCTACATCCCAGCCATTGAGTGGTAATTGTTTTTGAGCGGCGTCAATAACATCTTGCCATCGTTGGTGGAAATAATATTCTCTGCACATGTAAGTCCACATGCGCGGATCATGCGGCAATTCTTTGACTGCCATTTCAAGTAAATTTAAATATAATCCTCTGGATTTGCTTTCATCGGGAAGATGCTTAATAACTGCTCCCCTGATGTCACAATCTTTAACTTCATCTTTGCCGTAGTAGATTTGAACTTCATGACATGGATATTTCCAATGCCACCCAAAGCGCGAATGAAGCCTGTCCCTTTCCCACTTTTGCCCAGTATCCATACTGATCCATCCCAGATGTACACCTGGCTTCCAGCCACGTCGTACTTTCTGGAAAAAATTTTCTTCAGGTACTTCATCCATATCAAGAATAAGGCAAACATCGGCATCTTCTGGAACAAGTGATAAGGCTGTGTTGCGAGCCACATCAAAGCGAAACGGATCTAAATGTATTTGATAAACGGTTATACCCAATTCACGCATTTTATCTTGGCTACCATCGGTAGATCCAGTATCAACTACAATGCGATAATCCGCATCTTTTGTAGCCTCTGCGTAACGCTCAATATGTTTAATCTCATTTTTACAAATGGAATAAACGGCTATCTTGGGCATACGCTATTCTATCACATAGCCCCAAGCCAAAGCATATCAACTAACGCCGATGCACTTGGGCCTGTTGCTCCCGTGCTTCCCGTAGAACCAGTTGCCCCTGTTTGTCCAGTAGCCCCCGTCGCTCCAGTCTGACCATTGCTTCCAGTATTACCTGTCGGCCCTGTTGGTCCTGTTGCGCCAGTCGCTCCCGTAGATCCATTTGAACCTGTGTTACCTGTGGCTCCTGTGGCACCTGTTGCTCCCGTCGGTCCAAGTATGGTGTACATAATTTGTTCAACGTGAAGATTCACGCTTGGAGATGCAGGACGAGTCGGAGATGAACCAGCAGCAACTGCTAGTAATTCCATATAGGTGTTTTGTGATGACCAGTAGAACTGGATGTAGTCACCAGCATTAACTGTTACCAAGTCTTCA